AGGTGAGAAGGTTTGGTTCTTAATGAAGTTACCTTCAAGATCCTATGGTGGTGACCCTCACGACCTTTATATGTTTTTAATGAACGGCAATAACGGAAAGCAGAGTCTGTTTGCCGCCTTCACAACTATCAGAGCCTTCTGCTGCAACATGGCTCACCTTGTAAGTAAGCACTCAACTTATAAGGTAAGTATACAGCACAGAGGTGATGTTGAGGGAAAGATGTTTGAGGCTCAGCAAGTTATGGCCGGTGCATCTCAGTACTTCGACGGACTTCAGCACACTATGGACGAACTGAGAAACATAAGCCTCACTCGTGCTGAAATGGGACAGATTATTGATGGACTCTTCCCCTACGCTGAGGACGCTACAGACAGAACCAAGCGTACACAGATAGAGAAGAGAAATCAGCTCATCAATATTCTCTATAATGCTCCGGATCTGCAGAACGAAAACATGAATGGACTTCGTCTGATCCATGCAATAACAGATTGGGAGTCTCACGCAGAGCCCGCGAGACACCCTGAAGGCTACAAGGAGAACAGACTTATCAATCTTATTGAAAAGCCTATGCTTGCAGATAAGGTAGTCGAGCTCCTTACTGCTTGATGATGAACTTAAAAGGGACGGTAACCATTCCGTCCCTTTTAGATTAGAAAGGAGAACGGGTTATGACTTTTGTTCCGTATGAACCAAAGAAACCCAAGAAACGTAAGAAGCCATCCAGACAGCAGCTTGGATGGTTAGCAGAACAAATTGATAAGACTGAAAAGGAGAAAACAAATGAGAAGAGTAATTGATGATGCACATTATGAAGAAGTAAAGAAGGCAATCACAGACGTACTTTTTAAGATCCCGGCAGATAAGGTAAGTGAGTATAGTTATGGAACATATCGTTCCGAGGGGTATCTAATTAAGAAATATATTTTTGCAAGAGTGCCCAATATCAAGTTTGGAAAGGACATGAATACAACCGGCATTGGCAATAATGGTTGCTATGAAATTATTTATGAAGACCTCGAACGTGAAGAGGAGCATATCTGCGGACTTATCCATCTGACAGATAATATGTATGGTAGCACTATCTGTTGGGTGAGTGATTATGATGGAGAAAGGAAGGGAAAAACACGCACAATAAGGGGTTGCGACCCTAAGTCTGAATTTGACATGAGAACTAAGAGATACTCAATTTAAAAGGAGAATGCTTATGAAGAAGAATAATGTTGTAACTGTTAACACCAACAAGGAGGGTAACGTTATGGAAGTTAAGGTTGTATCAATTGCTCAGTTTGAAAGGGAGACCGGTATTCACATCAGTCACCTCACCGGTAAGATGGATAAGGTGAGAGCAATCTCATCCTATGCCGGACAGAACGAAAGCTGCCTGACGATGATGCAGAATAAGGAGACTGTCTGCTCTCACTGCTACGCCTATAAGCAGGTCGAGTCTGGAGTCTACCCGAATCAGCGCACTTGTCTTGAGAGAAACGGAAACGCTCTGAGCGGTGCATTACTTAACATTGTACCGAACTTATCTAAGCAAGAGATATTCCGCTTTGAATCTCATGGTGATGTCATCAATGTGACTCATGCTAGAAACTACATCCGCATAGCCAAAGCAAACCCGACAGTGAAGTTTGCTGCATGGACTAAGCGTCCTATGGTGTGGCAGATTGCAGTAAAGGAAGAGGGTAAGCCGGACAACCTCAAGATTGTCTACAGCAGCCCTATGGTGAATAAGGCTGCCGACATCAGAAAGACATTCTCCTTCATCGACACTATCTTCACTGTCTATGAGAAGGGAGTTGAGGCGCCGGATCAGATCCCTTGTCAGTGCGGCCCTGGTTCTTGTAACCGCTGCCGTCAGTGCTACACTAGGAGCGGCATGGTGGCTGAAGCACTGAGATAAGTTGACAGTAAACTAATAGGGGCGGAGCAATCTGCCCCTCAGTTAAGAAAAGGAGAACAATTTATGAAAGCTTACAAACTTATGAGACAGAAGAAGGATGGTAAGGTATACCCGCTGTTCATCGACAAGACCACCCCGACAAAGTTCGGAGAGTGGCTGCCGGCAGAGTGCCACCCGACAAAGGGATTTGCTGTAAGGCAAGGCTGGCATTGCTGCTTCACCCCTTATGCACCGCACCTCAAGGAGGCTCTCTCTAATGGAGAGCAGCGTGTATGGGTAGAAGTAGAGGTAGAGGACTATACTACCTATGATAGGCCGGAGTCTCAAGGAGGAGCCTGGATCCTTGCCAACAGAATGAAGGCTATCCGTATTATCACAATGGAAGAAGCAGCTGAGATAAGAAAAGGAGGAAACTAATATGAAGACAAAGACATTTATGTTTAAGGTAAGTGCATGCAAATCAATAAGGGAGAGCAATCAGTTTGGTGATGCCGTTATGGTTGAGCAGCTGGATATTGATGCTGAACTTAATAACTTCATTGACAACGAAGTTAACCAGCTCATTGATATCAAGATAACAACCTTTACAAGTAACCGCCATAACAATGGTGGCTCTGACGAGGTATGGGCACTGTACACAATTATGTATAAGTAAAGGAGGGTAAATAATATGGGACAGTATTACATGGTAACAATCTTAAGAAACGGAAAAGCTAAGTATTACAACAGGGACGTTAAGCCGGACAAGAAGGGACTTGAACACATTGCAGATTGGAAGAAGGAAGAGGTGCAGCAGAAAGGATATTACTATACTATGGCTAAGCTCATGGAACATAGTTATGTTGATAACCAGTTTGTTGACGCAATTACAGAAGAGCTTATTAAGAATGGAGCAGCTCAGATAGCGTGGGTAGGAGATTATGCAGAACTTCCTGATGAATATGCAAAGTATAATCCATGGAAGAGAAATGGGCGTATGATTAAATACATTACGCCCGCTGCTGAACATGTTCTTTCTGGTAAGTACATCATCAACTTAACTAAGAACCAATATATTAATTTTGATGAGTACTATGAAGCTAATCGTCAGAAAGAAACATGGACTGATTATGCAGGTGACAAACATGAATCAATTTGGTGCATTCATCCTCTGCCAATACTGACCGCATGCGGAAATGGACTTGGCGGCGGAGATTATCGCGGCTACTGTATGGATATCGTAGGCAAGTGGGCCTTTGATCAGATTCTGATATCTGATAAGCTGCCACGTGAATGTAAACAGATCAGACCTATGTTTGTAGAAAGATAAGGAGGTGATAACCTTATGAAAACACGACCGCCGCCGGATTTAAATTTGCAACAAACTTAACATTAAAACATAAAGGAGATAATAAAATGAGATACTATTTTACAGATTTCTTTTCATGGGAGCAGCCGCGTATTAATCAGTTACGTAAGGAAGGCAAGTTTGTTTACTCTGTAATTGATGATGAGGGAACTCATTATCTTATTGCAAGAAATCAGAGCGTTAACAGATTTGGATTCCTGGTAACCGATGAAAATGTCATACCGGTAGGAGAGGATTATATTACTGATAATGAGTTCATCGCACTTAACGGAACGGAAGATAAGTGGGTAATGAACTTAAGAGATGACAAGGCTGCTGAATGTGCTGCTCTTCAGAGAGAGTACGAAAAGAAACAGAAAGCAGCTATGGAAGAAGTTAGAAAGAGATATGCATAAGGGAGGTAAGCATATGAATATTGAGGCTATTTATGATGATATCTACAAATTAATTCAGGACAGCAACATCTGTGCAGAGGTCGGGGTTGACCCGCGCAATGATACCATCGAGGTAAACATCACCTGGGGAGATTGGAAACATGATCATCTCCACTGTGATTGGTTGGTTTGTAACTATCTTGATTCTTTCTCTATCCGCTGCATTAAGTCAGAGACGGTCACAGAAGAGGACGGCTCAGATACTTACTCTTCAATTCACTACTTTAAGATATTAGAAGATGAGGAGGTGAGTTAATATGGGAAGAATGCATCAGGGAGTATATAACGTAAGGGAATTTCAGAGGCTGCTAGCAGATAATGGATTTGAGTTTGTTCGACAAGCCGGTAACCATCGTATCTATAGACGCGGCGACGAAACAATTTCGATGCCAACTCATAGTGTAAAGCAAACAACGCTGTACGATATCATTAAACAGCACAAACTTAAAAGGAGGAACCAAGCATGATTGACAATGTAAGGTATGTGAATTTTATTAATAAATATTGTCGTGAAGAATTTGGTGAGCCCGCTAATTTTTCAGACCCGACTAATGTAGGTCTCTGCTATACAACACTTGCTTACGCAAATGGATATTACGGAGATGAGGATGACGATTACGAACTCCAGGTATCCGCTGATATCACTACTGGTACAGTTAAGACTTACATTAATAACGAATTAATTAAAACCGAATCACTCAATGATTACATCGAATGGTTTGGTGATTCAGGAATGGAATTTACAGATTGGTTCCCCGAAATTGAAGACTGGAATAATGTAAGGAGGAATTAGATATGAAGGAAATACATTATACAGAAAATGATTGTCTTTCAGTAACGGAACTTAAAGCGATGCCGGTTGGATCCCACATAACTGGTTGCGATACTTATTATACGGCAGTTAAAACGGATGTTGATGAATGGACATTCGATGACCGTATTGAAACCATGTTTGGCAAGTCTTCTTATTTCGTTGCAAACGTATTTGAATACACTGAGTTTGATGTTTATGTAAAGGAGAATTAATATGGGAAGAATCTTAAATGCAGCACAATGTGAACAGATAAAGAAATTACGCGTGGGGCTTGAGCCCTACGCAGACAAAAGCTGGATGGCTGAGGGAAGTGACGCTATTGACGGAGCTGTTGGTATATGCTTCAACAATGACACGGATGAATCCTTCTTCTATGATTATGAAGGAAACGTGTTGGCGCCAAACTTAAATGTAACATCTCTTAATGACGCAAAGAAAATTGCAAATATTGAAGCAGCAATATTAAGAATATGCGAGGAGGAATGAGTTATGAGTATGATAACAGAGAACACAGTAATGGTAGCAGCACC